TAGGCCGTGCCGGTAGTAGGATTGAGGGCGACATTGCCCACCGCTGAGTCTGCCCAAACTTGCACAGTCTTTCCGTTCAGATGAGAGAGACCCGTGATTGTCTTGGTCGGAGTTCCAAAGGTTTGCGACTTCCCGCAATCGACATACCACCAAGCGGCTTTGGTTGCGTTGTCTAGGGCGTCACGTTGCCCTGTAGCAAGTCTTTCGATGTATCTGGCGGTCACCCCATTGATTGTGCGCTTTACGGCGACATAGACCTCATCCTCGTTATTGATGCCGTTGATACAGGCAACGCTTTCAAAGGTGCCGTCTGTGAGGTGCCTGGCGAAGCCGGTAACTTGCTGTTCACGCTCATAGGTCATCGAAACAAGCTGACCATCCCCACGCACAAACCAGTAGATTGCGTCAGGCGCTCTCTGGTAGGAACTTTCCACGATCAGATTGCGGGTAGATTGCTCTGCAAGGGCCGTCAGGTCACTAGATACCCATGTCTGGGACTGCCAAGTGTAGACGAACTCCCGAATCTTGCGGGACATCCTTTGTACGTACAAAATCGTGTCATTGATAATCATGGCCGGTATGCCGGCGCTCCCGTAGTGGGACTGCTTGGAGGCAATCACGTTGGAAGGGGTGAGGGGGGTATTGGCTCCAGAAGAGGAGAGATACCACTCGTCCTGAGCTGTTCCGATAAGGAAGGCCTGCTTGGAGATCATCCAGTTGATTTTGCCACCCGTATTACTTGCTAGATTGAAAAGGAAGCTGTCGCTGTCAAGCGCCCCTTGTCTAAAGTTCTGGAAGTCATTGACCCTACTGGCCCAGATACTTGTAGGAAGCGATGAGGTTCCCCCGTAGATGATCCGAGACTCATGCAAGGTGTTCACGTTGGGGTAGCCCTGGACTGACGAGAAAGCCCCCTCGTACCAGACTGCCGTTGCGGTTGTGGCTGATAGAGTGGAAACCACGGTGGCGGTAGCTGTCGGGTAATAGCTTAACCCATTGATGACGGTAGGGGTTCCGCTGACGTTCGTGATCTTGACCACACCCGGAAGCATGGCGTCAATGGGGTTGAACATCACCCGTGCGTTGATGCCGGTGGGGTTGGGCGTTCCCGAAGCATTTGCCGCCCAATTTGAAATCACGATGCGGAAATACTGCAATCCCACGCTGGTTCCTGAGCTAGTGAAGTTGTTGTCGCAGTTGGATTGATACGTTCTAAGCGTTGTCCAATTCGTGTTGTCGTTGCTGACTTGCAGCGTGATCGTGGCCGTCCAGTAGTTCCAAGACGTGATGCTCCAGTTTCCGTAGACTGCAATCGAAGCACTGGTGCTGTTGCCCGTGATGTTGGCCGTGATGTTCTGGGAGGGGTTGGGATGACTGATCTGCCAGTAAGATCCTATGTGCGTGAGGGTTGCCGAGTCATTGCGGAAAAGTCCCGAAGACGCCGTGAGGGTAGTCGTTCCTGTCGTGGCGCTAGGAGTGATTGTGATGCTAGAAGTGTTCACGCTGGTCATGGCCGGCCATTTCCACGGCACTTCTCCAATCGTCCAGTTGGTATCCGAGTAATGCGACAACCGCATCGGGGGATAGGAAGCATGGGCCAGATAGACCACGTTATTGACTGAGACAACCGAAATGCCGCGCAAGTCGGCTTCTTGATAAGGGTGGGGAGTCGTACCCGTGAGGTTGCCGAGGTAATCTACCCCAACAGCTTCAACAGGCGAACCTCCGTTTGAAAGTTGTGTCCCGTTTTGCCAGAAGCGGATATAGCCTACGCCGATTTCAGCCACATAGCGGTTGCTGTCAGATAGGTTTAATCCAATGAGGCGGCAGCGGGTAGTCGAGAGCTTGGCAGCTCCAAGGAACTGAGTGCCGGGACGCCGATTGATTGGCCCGTATGGCGTGATGGTAAAGTTCTCTAGCGTCCTGCAACCATTTCGGTATTTCTCAATGGAGGCTCGTGCCTCCATGAGTGGAGACAACTCACCGGCATTGAAGTTGCTAATTAGCTGGTTGCTCATGCGCTCTTAGCCGGCGTACCTTGCGTTCACTAGATCGCTGTCAATATAGGCCGGCTTCCTCCGCGGGTAGCTGTTGGTCGAGTCAATCCTCATGGCCTCGCCAAGAATCTGTCTAAACTCACCAGCAAATCTCTGCTCCATAGCGTCACTGCCACCAAGGGGGCGGGCAAGCTGTTGGGCGAGTCGGGTAGCAATGCAACTGACAGAAAGGGAATCAAAAGCGTTGGGATCAGTGATGTCCTTGATGTAGCTGATGTTGACTGCCGCCTCATCGGAGTAGAGGTAGTCACCCATGACCTCATAGGGGGAATGAGGAGCGGAACTCCCGAAGCTGTTTACTTCTAAGATGCGGGAAAAATCGGTTGGAAGGGCGTAGGAATACATCCAATCCAAAGCAGGCGCGGTTGCGGTAGCGGTCAGGGATGCCGTTGCCTTGGCCCATGACCAATCATTGAGGTGAACCACCTCTTTAACCGTGACGGGGTAAAGCAGACTGCAAAGCCTACTTGCGGTTGTTCCATCGTTGAAACTGATAATGACCTGCGAGCCGATCTTGACGAGGGCCAGGTTAGAAATGGTGATGGCGTCCATGATTCTTTGAAAAAGAAAGGGAGCGCCCCCGTTAAGGAGCGCCCCCGATCAAGTGATGACTTAGGCTGCGCTGTCGGAGACAATAGCAACCACGCCGGCCTCTTGCAGACGAGCGGCACCGATCACACTAGTCGTGCGGATCTGGAGCGCATGAGACTGGGTTGGGAGGACATCCATGAAGGCTTTCTTGCCACCATTGATGATACCCACCATGTCCTTCTGCCAAGCAATCGCAGTGCGAAGGCCGGTAGAGGCAACGTCAGTAGCGTTGTTGTAGGTGTTGTCTGCGGCCTTGAACCAAGGCAGCAACTCCGTGCGCACGATGTCGAAGCCGAGGAAGTGATTCACATCACCATCGGTGAGAGCGCGGACACTCGAATAGAGAGTGTTCGTGACCTCAGTCGTGGCGAGGAGATCCTCCAACTCCTTGGCACCGAGAGCAAGGCAACGGCCCTCGCTTGGGACTTCAGCGGCGTCGAGCTTACGCTTGGCGCGGCGAATCTTGGCGATGGTCATTCCCGAAGTGACAGCCGTGCCAGCGAAAGGAACATAGTCCTTAGCAATGGCCTGGTTGGCGTAATCGAAAGCAACCGAGCTGATGGAAGGAGCAACGCCCCCGCCTGCCAGCATGGTTGAGCCACCGAATCCGCTGCCGCTGTAGGCGCTGGTCTGGTAGCCGTTGCCGACAAGAGCAGCCAAAAGGATGCTGTCAACAGTGCGGTTCCATGCGTAAGCCTGTGCCTGCACGGTCTCGGACGTTGGAAGAACAACCGAACCAAGGAAGGTGCTGTCCCAAGTGTCAAAGAGGGTGGAATCATCGTACACGTTGGAGTATGCCCAACGGACGGGGAGTGAAACATCAGAACCCTGAGCGGTAGCAGCGGCACGAGAAGTGACGGCCTGCATGGAACGCTTTGCGTACTGGTTAAAGCGGGTAGCTGCGCCTTCGGCGGGCTTGACCTTGGCTTTGTCAAGGAGACGAGACTCCATCTGCTGAACGAGGTGTGTCCAAGCTGTCTCGTAAGCGACAACGTAATGATCTGCAATTGCTGGATTAGCGGCCATAATAATGTAGGGGTTATGCGCCTATTTCTAGGGGCAAGATTTTTGGGATTCGTTTAGCAAGGATGGCCGGTTGCCCCTTTCGGGATCGTCAGTAACCTTGTTGAATCGCAACCTACACAGGCCCTTTCGGGTTATCTCTCAGCGGCGTTCTGATTGAAGAAATAACATCATGGCCTAATATGTCAACTAACATTTTAGCTTGAAGGCTAAACAAGAGTGGGTATTATTTTTCGTCAGGTAAACAAACGCCGACATAAAGAAGATGTTTGCGACCATGCGGCGAATAACCAAATTAATCTCCGCAATTATACCCGATTGGGAGCATTGAGTTTGCCGTTACAGAGAAGATTGCGATTTGCTACACACCTAACGGCACATTTTGATGAGCTAAAACCTTGACACTTATCGATATCTACTTATGTTTTGTAACGGAATCAGGCGAAGCCCGTAAAACGGACAAGCATGGTTCCTCCTTGCGGAATATACAAAGGTTCCATCCGATTGACAAAAACCCAGTGGGTTTTCCCCAGTAAAGTTCACTTGAAAGGGTAGGTTGGATGGTCTCTTCCCGAAATACGTTTCGGGAACATAATCGGGCGGGGCATTGAGGGGGCTGATGCCGACTTAAAATCGGCTAATGCTAGCGACCTGAACCCCGTCCGACCTTTTTAGATAAAAAAATGGGTACTTTTTCTTAACAGATTACTCTGTTATTCGCTTCCATAGGTTCTTGCCAAAAAGTTACCCCGCCCCCACGGTGCCGCTTTATAAGTGCGGTCGTAGAGACGGGGCATTGTGCAACCACGCAACAAAAGTCTTAACCGTTCGCCAGCAAATCCATGTAGAGGGCGTGAGTAGAGGCGTCACCCTTCAGCCACTTGGCGTGAAGTGGGTTCTGATCGTTGGTAGCAATGTCCATAGCCCTTGCCTTGCCGGCCATGTGGGTTGAGGACACGTCAGAAGAAGCAATCTTATCATCCGACTGCATCCGGGTCAGTCGGTTCACAACCTTGATGACTTCGGGATCACCGAAGCCCTTGCTCTCCATATTGCCCCCTGCAAGCTGGACGCCGCGCTTGGTGACAGCGATTTCAGTTTCATAGCCTTTGCCGAACAGCTCTCCTAGGGCCTTCTGGCCTGCCGCATATTCTGCTTTAGCGGCCTCCTGTGCTGCCGTAGCCCTCTGGGCCTCTATGCCTGCATAGAACTTGACGGCCTCCTGTGCCTGAGAGGGAGTGAGACCCGTCTTGTGTGCCAGTTCATTGAACTGCTTCACGCCTGCTTCATCCAGGGCCATACCTTCGGGCAATCCTTCGATCTTGGTAGCGTATTTCTCTACTGAGTCAGGCACTCCCAGCTTGGCGCGGAATGCGGCCACCTCTTCGGGGGCGGCGTCATCCTTGGGGATAATGACGGCGTTGGCCTGCTTGCCCAAGAGCTTCTGAGCGTGTTCGTAGCTCTTGAGGAGGGAAGGGAGATCCTTCTGCTGTCCGAACATCTGCTTGCTCTTCTGCAAGTCTTCGGGGAGGCGGTCTAGCCACCCCTCTGTAAATTCACCTTTCTCGTTGACCCATTGACTACCCGTCGCTGTCGAGGTCTCCGTAGTCGTAGAACTCTCGGTTGTCGTACTCGCTCCACTTAGCAGGCTTCCCTCCGTCTGGTTTGAGCTTGGCGTGTTTGGGGCGCTTGCGGAGCTTTCGCCCGCGGTTGTAGTCGTGGCGGTCTCGCTTGTCATAGTCTCGGTACTCATTCTGTTTCACTTGTGGGGTTGGTGTTTTGGTGCATGGAGTGGTATTCACGCACTCTCTCTAAGAGAGCTGTATGAACGGAAAGGATGTGGCAGTTGAGGCGGTGCCATTCGATGTAGGCGGGTTTTGTCCATTCGGGGATGTCCTGTGGCGAAGGAGTTACCGGGATCGGTTGCGGCTTAATCTTTGATTGCCGTCTGATGTTCTGCTTTTTCATGAGTGGCTGCGTGAAGTCTGGCGTGAATATGGAGAAGGACACGGCGGCCTCCGTCTCGGATAGCGGCGGCTAGAGGGTCATAGGTGCCGGCCTGAGTCGGCATGAAGGCGGGAGAATTGAGACCAAAGGTGGCATCAAGGTCTTCTAAGATTCCTGGGTGGAGGTTCTTGTAACAAACTACCTGAGGCGGTAACGGGGTTGCGTTCACTGGTATTTAGTAGGCTCCCCCAACATCAGGGGCATTCTTGGCAATCTGCTGGCCTAGCGGGGAATCCGACTTGATGCTGCCGGCCTTCTGAGCCATGTCTGCCATGTGCGCCTGCTGCTGCATCTGTGCCTGCTGTGCCTGCGCCTGCGCCCTGGCCTGCCTAATCTGTCCCACCTCACTGTCCGTCTTGAGGTATTCGGGATCAACGCCGTCACTTAAAGCACCTCCCTTAAGGATTGCATCAAAGTTAAAGACATCCAGAACGCTAGGGTCTTGGGTGATCTGGACGATCTGAAGGCCACGCTGAAGGCTTCTGTCGGTTGCCGCGACCTCCATACTCTTGACTGCAAGGGCAATACGGGAGTTGAAAACGATCTTGGGAGAAGGAAGGTAAGCCTCGCCCTTGGGGTTCTGCTGGATCAGAGACTCAGGGGGAGGCGGGAAAGCTCCGCGGCGTACCAGAATGCCGTAGATGCGATGCAGGAGAGGCGTTAGTAACTCAGTTGTGAGGCGCGAGAATGTCGGATTGAAGTTGGCCATTTGCTCGGCCTGCCTTGCTCGTACTTCTGTTGCCGTAATGGGTGAACCACTCGCCTGCTCATCTTCTTGGGTGAACTGCTGGAAGAGGGGGACGCAAAAGGCTTTCTCGACTTCCTTTTCTTTCTTAGAGACACGATCAACGCCAATGTCATAGCGGCCAACGGTTGCCCATTCACGGGGAACTGCTGCCGGGTTGGAGGGATCAAAGTAGGTAATGCCACCAGATCGCACATCAATCTGGTTCTGCATCCCTGTAGGGATCAGTAGGGGAGGGGTGACGGCCTTTTCTGCTGCCGTATCTAGAACTTTCTCAAGTTGGTTGAGTTGACGTAGGACAGG